TGCGCAAATTAACTTCCGTGATTTTCCGCTGCCGTTAATGTTTCAGAAATCTCAGTCTGAGGGTCACAACACTGGCGTGATTGTGGGCAAGATTGAGGCTGGCACTGTTGAGGGGGGCGCGGTTCACGCTACCGGTATTTTGTTTGACACACCGGAAGCTCAAGAGGCTGCTGAGCTACTAGGTGAGGAGGTTATTCGCCCCTCGGTTGATTTGTGCGACATGGTGGCTGATTGGGTGATTCTAGATAAGGACGGCAACCAGGTTGAGGATCTTGATGAGCTAGAAAATTGGGATGGCCTGTCTGAGCAGATGCAGGTGTCTGAGGCAACGATTATGGGCGCGACTTTGGTTGCTAAGCCTGCGTTTGCTGAGGCGAAGATTACACTGGGTGAAGCTGCCGAGAATGATGATGAGGATGATATGGATAATCTGGTTGCGGCTGCGATGGTGGCTACTCGTTTTGATGCAGCACTGTTTCTTAACCCTAGTTTGAGCGCCCCTACCCCACTCACGGTTGAGGGGGATCATGTGTTTGGGCATCTAGCTCTGTGGGGTACTGAGCACATGAGTTTCCCTGGTAAGAATGTGCAGCCCCCTCACTCTGCTACTGATTATGCTTTGTTTCATACTTCACAGGTTGAGACTGAGGACGGCGGGGTGTCTGTTGGCCGTCTCACTGTAGGTACAGGCCATGCGACGGCACGGGCTGATGTTCATGCGGCAGCTGAGCATTATGACACGACAGGCACCACGTGGGCGTTTGTTAAGGCTGGGGAGGATAAGCACGGCATTTGGGTGTCTGGTGTTGTTAACCCTGATGCTGAGGCGTCTCAAGTACGCGCCGGGGCATCTGCACCACTTTCCGGTGACTGGCGACGTGTTGGCAATAATCTTGAGCTTGTTGCAGCATTGTCTGTGAACACGCCTGGGTTCCCGGTTCCGCGTTCATTCCAGAATACTGGCAGTGAGGCTATGTCTCTTGTTGCTGCTGGTGTGACTCCACGTCTTTCTAAGCATGAGGAGATGGTTGCTGCGGTGCGTGACGCTATCCGTGCAGATCGTGAGGAGCGTGAACAGGCTGAACTAGCCAACCAGCGTAAGGGTGAAGCTATGCGCATGGCAGCTAACCTTATGGCGTCTAACATTAACCGGGGCATCTGATGGCTTGCGGTATGTGCGGCAGCGCTCAAGAGCCTAAAAATAGGTGGCAGGTTGTGTTAGACACAGACCCGGAATCGGTACCGCACCTGTTTCTGACAAAGACTGAGGCACGCATGTACGCCATGACTAATGGGGGCGGCCGTATCCAGCGCGTTGAGTAGTCACCCCCTGCAGCGATAATTGTTTGTGAACCGTCCCGAGCGCGGTCACGTATTGAAATAAGGAGCTAAATATAATGGGTTTCCAACTCCCTGAAACTTTGCCAACTGATCGGTCTGCGCTTGAGGAACTGCGCGCCGAAGCCGTTGAAGAGTTTAACAAGATTTACACTGACTCTCCCTCTGCTGAGGAGTTTGCCAACCTGCAGGTGATTCATGACGCTGTGGCGCAGATTGATGAACTGCTGGCTACTGTTGTTGCTGAGGCTGAGGCGGCAGTGGAAGAGAACGAGTCTGAGAAGACTAAGGAGGATGGAGAGGCCGCTGCGCGTGCTGAGGAAGCTGCAGAGATGGCCGCTAAACTCTCCCAGCCTGTCAAGGAACCAGCTAAGGAACCAGTCAAGGAGGAGGCTGCAGTTGAGGAAACAGCACCTACTGATTTCTCTAAAGCCGCTACTGGCAAGGCACCTGAGAATGTGCCTGCTGCTAAGTCTCAGGCTGGGTTCCGTCTCACTACCTCGGCTAAGAATTATGAGTCTGGCGTAGTTGATTCCTACCGTGTTGCCCAGGAGTTCAATGACTTGGGTAAGGGTGGCGCTTCTCGCGTTGTCACTAACTCTGGTAAGTCTCAGACCACGTTTGCGTACTTTGACCGTGACACGCCGGAAGAGTTTAAGGCTAATACCCCGGCTGAGGCTATTGCTGCTATCTCTCGCGCTACGGATGAGACCCGTCTTGAGGGCGGCTCTTTGGTGGCAGCTGGCGGCTGGGTTGCGCCGTCTGAGCGTGACTACTCTTTCTTGCCAGTGCAGGCAGCTACCGGGCTGCTGAGCTTGCCGCAGGTGACTATCCGTCGTGGCGGTATCACTTGGCCGCAGGAGCCTGACTTTGCTGCTATCTATGATGCTATTGGTTTCCACCAGACTGAGGCGGAGGCTATCTCTGGTAAGGAAAAGACCTGCTATGAGATTCCTGATGTTGAGTGGGATGAACTGCGCATGGATGTGCAGGGTATCTGTCTCACCGGTAATATTCTGCAGGATCATGCTTGGCCGGAGTTGACCCGCAAGTTTGTGGATGAGGCTATGCGTCTCCACTTGCATAAGATTTCCGCTTGGCAGATTGGCAAGATTGTTGAGGGTTCCGACAATGTTGGCACCTTAACGGATGTCATGTTCGGCACTGCTGGCGCTGTGCTGTCTGCTCTTGAGTTGCAGGTTGCGGATATGCGTGCCCGTCACCGTTTGTCTGCCGAGCAGTCTCTTGAGGGTATTGCGCCGGTTTGGTTGCATTCCATCATTCGTGCTGATTTGGCTTACCGTCAGTCTGTGTTGCCGCAGCAGGTGACCAACGCGATGATTAACGCTCACTTTGCAAACATTGGTGTGAACCTCCAGTTTGTTTCTGACTGGCAGGTTGGTGAGGGTAACGCCCTCGGAACTGGCACTGCTGCTACCGCATGGCCTGAGACTGTTCAGGTTATTCTTTACCCTGCTGGCACCTGGTGGGGTGCTGTTGACCCGGTTATTAACCTGGGCATCGTTCATGACTCCACCCTGCTTAAGCAGAATAAGCAGATTCAGATGTTCACTGAGGATGGTGTGGCTGTTGGCAAGCGTGGCGCTGAGTCTCGCATCGTCACTATCCCTACCTCTGTTGATGGCACCGTGGGTGCGCGTTATGCGCTGCCTGGTGGTGGTACGCCGGGGGAAGCATAGGCGGGACGTTGCCTATCACTCTCGGGTAGGCAACTCCACCCGCGTTTAACACGATTCTAAGAACTCTAAGGAGATAGTCATGGCATTCACCGCTAAGACAGACTGGAAAGACGGCGACAAGCTCGCTGCAGATGATGTGAACCGTATTGAGGCTGGCATCGCTGAAAAGGCCGCTAAGGGCGACAAGGGCGAGACTGGCCCCGCTGGACCTAAGGGCGACAAGGGTGACACTGGCGCTGCAGGCGCTAAAGGTGACAAGGGTGACCCTGGTAAAGATGCGGTTCTACCGTTCACTGAAGAGGAAGTAGCGACGCTTAAAGCTCTAGCAGCTGATGGCGGAACTGCGTAAAAGTAAATGTGGCAAGAAGCCCCCGATAGCCTGGAATGTGGGCTGCGGGGGCTTCTTGTTTTCTAGATATAAATCTTTGAAAGGTTGAAAATTATGGCTATTCCTCCCGTGACTTATACGGCAGTGGCAGCTAGCCCGCTTGGTGGTGGGCTTTATGATGCTGCGTCTGTGGTTGATGCTGCAGATGGTCGTCATTACAACGGCATGATGCTGGAGCCTGTTAACGAGGGTATTTCTGGCATGTGGGAGCCGGGTGCTGCAGATAACCCGGACAAGGTGGGGGAGCGTGCTGAGTGGCCTGCGTTCCCCTCTACGATTGTGTGGGCTGCAGATGGTGTCAAGACTGTGGGGACGTCTCTTGCAGGCGCTAAGGAGCGTGCTGAGCAGGTTTTGCGTCTCCAGGAGCCGGTTAAGGTTGAAGAGTTTGTTGCGCCTCAGCTGCTAGAGGCTACAGACCGTGGACCGGTGACGGTTGAAGAGCAGCTGTCCATCATTGAAGAGGAGTTAGGTAAGCGCGGCTATGCGGGCGTTGTTCATGCGTCTCGGGCTATGCTGCCGTACTTGGTGAAATATGTTGTACGGCAGGGGCAAGCTCTGTTCACACCTGGTGGGCACCGCTGGGCTTTTGGTGGTGGCTATCACGAGCTAGGAACAGACTTGGTGGGCACTGGACCCGTAACGGTTGTGCGTTCGCCTGTTGTGCAGGTTGAGGCTACAGACACGCGTTTCAATGATTTTCATGCTGTGGCTGAGCGGATTGTTGCTGTCGGCTGGGAGGGCGAAGCAGTGCGTGTTTCTAAATCTGACTAGTTGATTGTGTTCTATCTATTTTGAGGAGTAAGTAATCATGGCAACCCCCCGTAAATCTGCGGCATCTAAAGCTAAAGAAACTAGCTCGCCTAAGGCAGCTAAACGCCCTGTCTCAGGGCATGTGGTTGAGGAGCTAGACAATGACACTGTGGCAGTGTTCCCGGCTCTTAAAAAGGGAAACAGCGGTGATTATGCGCAGCTGGCAGCTGAGCTGATTGCAGCAGCAGATAACCCTAGCGAGGTACAGACCCGCACGATGCCTAAACGTTTCATCATTCCTGCCCGTGTTGCTAAGGCCGCTGGTCTTATCTAGGTCACCCCTAGTGGCGACAATAGACCCTAAACGTGCACGTTTATTTCTAAGGAGTTTCTATAATGGCTAATTCAGCTTTCAGCGTGGTGCGCGGCAAGCGTATCCGCGCTACCCGAGTTGGTAACTGTGCTCTCCCGCTTGAGGGCGAGGCAAGCACCCTGGTGACTGATGGTTTCGTGACTGTCAACTTCACCCGCGTAAACAAGGATGCAGAGGATCTGGAGCAGACTAACGCAGATGGCCAGGTCTGTGTTGCTGACCGTACCGCGCCGGAGCTTAAGTGGTACGAGGTTTCCATTGAGTTTTGCAACGTAAACCCAGAGCTTTTTTCGTTCTTCACGGACGATAAACTCGTCCTTGACTACAAGCAGGACGCTGTAGGTGTCCGTTTCTCCAAGAACGTCAAGGTTGACGCTGGTGTGGGTCTTGAGCTGTGGACTGGCACCGGCTCTGAGGATTGTGAGATTCCAGACTCTGACGATATTCTCACCCCGGGTGCTAATGCTGTGAACTACGGTTACTGGCTCGCGCCTTGGATTAAAGAGGCAACCTTGGGCGATATTGAGATTGGCTCGTCTGTCGCTACGTTCACCCTGACCGGTATTACTGGCTCTCCAGTGAACTGGGGTCGTGGTCCTTACAATGTGGTGGCTATGGATGCTCAGAATACTGCAGGCCGTCTTTTGACCCCTATGGGTAAGGAGCATCTGCATGTTCAGCGGACTACTGTTGCGCCTCCTGCTGTCACTGATGGTGCGGTGGCCCTTACTTTGCCTCAGCCATTCTTTGGTGATGATTCTGCAGACGTTGCTGGAGAAGATAACACCGGTGGTGATGGGCAGGGGGAAATCTAGGCGGGAACCTGCCGCTCATTTTGGGGTAGGCAGAGTTTCCCGCGTTTAAGTAGCGTAGTATTGAGCGTGCTCGCCTGTAGGTATTTCAGCGCCGTCACCTACTGTGCTTGAGCGCAAGCCCTCGCATGATGAGTAGACATGCGGGGGCTTTGCTATGTCTGGCACGTCACCTGAGCCAGGCACAATACGGGTATGAGTAGTTATGAGTGGCCGGTTGATTTTAGTGTTTTGCCGTCTGATTTAGATGAGCATAAGCAGCTTGTTTTAGAACAGTCTTTAGATGCCGCTGTGTCCATTCTGTGGGCGTTAACGGGGCGTTGGTATGGGATACAGGCGGTTGAGGCGCGCCCGTGCCCTCCGGGGCGTTCCGCTGTAGGTATCCCGCTGTCTATAGGGCGCGGGTGGCAACCTGTATTGGACGCGGGAACTGTGCGGAATGTGAGCGTGCTGCAAGTTGCTTGCAGAGACTCCGCTATCACCCTCCCTGGTCCTGTCATTGAGCTTTTGGGCTGGCAGGTGGATGGGGATGAGATGAGCCTAGAGGGGCTGCAGCGTTATGGTGATTCTGTGATGCGGACTGCTGGTGGGGCTTGGCCGCCTCAAGATTTATCGCTTCCTGCTACTGAGGAGGGCACTTGGGCTATCCGCTATTTACGCGGCCATATGCCACCGGCTGGTGCTGCACGGATGGTGGCTCTGTTGGCTCTTGAGTTCTATAACGGGGCTACTGGTGGGGAGTGCCGTTTGCCGCGACGGGTGACTAACGTACAGAGGCAGGGAGTGACTATTTCCATGGTTGACCCTACGGAGATTTTTGATTCTGGTGCTACTGGGATCACTGAGGTTGATTTATGGGTGAGGTCTGTCAATCCGTACCGGCTGCATGAACCTGCACGGGTATGGTCGCCTGATTCTCCCATCTGGTAGGAAGAGAGTGTTTTTGATGAGCAAAGTTGTGCCCGCTGTCGGTTGCTTTATTGAGGCAATGCAGGATGTTTTTTGCGATGAGGCTAAGCCCCCTTTGGGTGGGGTTGCGCCGTGTGTTGAGCACCGGCCTGGAGCGGAAGTCCCTTTAGATCGTTTTTGGGGTGAGCATCCTCAGTGCAAGGTGATGGCGTTCGTTAATGTGATTCGTATTTACCGGTCTAATGATTTTCCTGGGGAGTCTGAGGAGATTCGCCCATGCGGTGGGCAACGTCACGCGGTGCTGCAGTTGGGTATCGCCCGTTGCGTCTCTACAGTGCGCAGTGATGGGTCTGCCCCACCCCCTGAGGTTCTAGAGGAGGAAGCTCTTGTTGGTCTTGATGATGCAGACCGTCTAGAGGTGGCTGTGTGCCGCGCTGTGCGGGCTGCTGAGCAACGCGGGGTGATTAATCAGGCGGTGTGGTCTGGGGTTGACCCTAGCGGTCCTATGGGTGGCGCTTTAGCGTGGACATCCACAGTAACGATTCAACTATAAGGAGCTAAGACAATGAGCAAAAAGAGTAAGAAGTCTCACCAGATTAAAGTGCGTGGCCGGGTGTCTACTACCGTGCTGGAGCGGGGGCAGGTGGTGGAGGTTGAGCATACTGAGGTGATTTCAAAGATGCTTAAATCTGGGTTCCTGGAAGAAGTGGAGGAGAATGATGGCTAAGGGTCGTGCGCAGCTTGTTATTGATAATTCGCAGATGAGGGCTGCGCTGACAGGCAGCAACTCGGAGGCTGTGAAGCTAGTGCAGCGTGCCCAGAGGCAGACCCTTAATCAGGCTAAGGTGAACACTCCGGTGGATACGGGTGCTCTGCGTAACTCTCATGTGGCTGAACCTGTTGTTGTGCGTGGCGATACTGTCAGCACTGAAATTAGTGCTACTGGCGGAGTGAAGCAAGAGTATGCAATGTATGTGCATGAGGGTACTAAGCCGCATGTGATTAAGCCACGGCGTAAGAAAGTGCTGTCATGGAAAGGTGCTGAGGGGCGTGTGTTTGCAACTGCTGTTAATCACCCTGGCACTAGTCCCCGGCCTTGGTTGCGGAATGCTCTGCAGCAA